CTGTGTCTGCTCAGAAAACAGAAGAAGTTGCTTGTTGAAGGGGACAGCATGTTTGAGAAGAGAAACCTTGGTGTGACTGGCATTGACATCTATGGGGTCACTGTCCAGCAACTGGGTCACAGTGGTCCGCATGAAGCTGAAATACTCCCCAGCCTCAGAGAAGATCACAGCTTCATCTGCGAGAAGACCTAAGCGATTCCTGTAGAAGAAGATGTCCGACAGCGTTCGGCCAATGAATGATGGCAGAGGGTTCGACTCGGTATCTCCAACAAGCCTGGTCTTGTAGGTGGCCTGCTTGAAGGTGAAGGTGCCGTTAGACTCCCTGACCAACACATGGGGCATGGTAGAAGCATCAAAGCCAGACACAATCCCAGGCTTTGGACACTCCTTCCAGACGCCAACACCAGTCGTACCATTCGTTGTTTGGAATTGTACGTAGTAGCTATCGAAGGGTGCGGTGCTCTGCTCACCGGCCCCTGTGCCTGTGATCTCTACGACAAACCCACTGACACTGGGGTTCGCAGGGAGATCGGCAAACTTCTGCAGCCGCCCTTTAATCGCCACCATCCCTCCGGAGTTAAAACCATCTTCAGTGGAGATAGTGAAATCTGTGGAGGTATTCTTGATATAGATTACCGAACCCGCAATTGAGAGGCTCCAGTTACCTGTGTTATATCCCCCAGCCACTAAATCAGTATAGAGTTGCTCTGCAATATTATCTGTAGAGATGTCATGGGTATGAGCTGCAGATGCTCCATCCGGTGTCGTAAAGCTAGCGACTAAAGTACCGTTGATATACACATTGTAATCTTTACCATAGTTGCCAGCCTTGATGTTGATTAGGGCTTCATACGGACGGGCTGTAGTCGTCGCTGTGCCCGCAGCCGCAACCTTCGTCTTGTTCACAAGGAATGTATAGTCAGCTACGGTCACTGCAGAGAAGGCCGTGGAGGGTGTTGTGGCACTCAGGTAGTCCTTGCCATTGGGAAAGGCCACGGTCTTCTCGACACCGTTGATATCATAGACCTTCAGATCACCGTTGGTCAGAACCGTGATATACCGTTCTGCTGAGTCACGGTTGATCGTGTGGATGAAGCAGTTACCCAGAGGTGTGCTCTGGATCTTCTTGAGGTGCTTCGTGGGTGGACGCTTCTTCAACCCCTGAGAGACAGTGGAAAGGCCATTCTCTTGGACTTCGCCCTGCGAGATCAGTCGAAGAGTATAGGGTTGCTGCGAGACACCGTTGACAAAGTTAGGGATGGAAGAAGAGATTAGGGATCCGGCAACTTTAATCATATTAGCGATCAATAATCCGCATCACGGAATAATTACCTGTAAGAATGTTGTAGTCTCCCGTCCTTGCCTCATAGCGACGCATCGAGCGCAATGCTGTAGCCTCGTCTTGAGCTGAGAAAGAGCCGAGCACGTTAGAACCAACCACCCGCTGCTGGAATACTCGGGCAGCACGGATGGTGATGTAGTGACGAGCCGCCTGGGGCAATTCATTGAATTCAAGGAGGATCGTCAAGTCAGCCTTGATGTCCTGCTGGAACTGGAATGTCTTGTTCTTGCGGTCGTAGAGTCTATTCCCACGAATGGCTACATCGATGTCGTTACGGTCATACGCACTGGCATCCACCTCGATGGCGTTGGCAGGCACGTAGATCTCCTTGGTATCCAAAGAAGGTGTAAGGACGGACTCATAGTCTGTATTGAAATGCCATCCCTCTTCCTGAACCTGGACTGCCACCTCGGCCAAGATGGACTTGGCAGTGACGGCATCAACCACACCCGTGGCTGCCTCAAGAGAGTTGATGGGAGATTCGCCAATGGTGGCGAGCATGATGTTTACTGCATCAAGATCAGTGGTTGCTTTGAGAGCCATTATCGTCTGCCAATAAATCTACGAAGGAATGAGAGGAGTACAGGAGCGGTCTCGTCGGGCACGTTCGCCGTCACCGGACCATTGGTCGTGTTCCCCAGAGAAGTGATGGCACCGAAGACTGCCTTGGATAGGGCCACCTTGAAGTTCACCACGGAACTCATCACGGTGGACCCCGAGAATACCTTCCTGATCTTCTTCAGGATAGTCCCGGAGATGGTCAGGGTGGAGCCCAAGATCCTGCGGGTCTTCTTGCGGACCACCCCAGCGGAGGTCAGGGTTGCCACCAGGCGCCTGCGCATGGCCCTGCGGATCGTCCCGGAGGCGGTGATGGTGGCAACGTAGGCCCTCTTGAAGACCAGCCTCCGGACATACACAGCAGACACGGTGATGCTGCCACTCTTCCTGGAGGTGACCGTTCTCTTTCTCGGGGTGCCACCAAGGGTGAGACTGCTGGAGAGACTCAAGGTGTATGTCTGGGCTGAGGTGCCCTGACCTAGTAAGAGTGGGAGCAACATGATTAGAGCAGCTCGAAGTTAATCTCGATGGAGATGTTACCTACCGAAGCCACGGTGCCCTGCACGAGTCGCAGACCCCCGCCCTCTCGAATGATCAACTTGGAGCCATCGTTGCGGATCAGGTCAGCGCCAAGTATACCGGCCAAAGCTGCTGCCGCGTTGGTTTCCTCGGTGAACACGAAACGTGACCCGAGATAGGCACCAGCCGTAGCGCCTCCTGTTGGGGCAGCACGGGCTGTGATCTGGGTGGGCACCACGGCATCTGCGGTATCCATGCGGCTGATCGTGGGGGCCGTCAGCGTGGTGCTGTCGTTGGTGGCTGCGGTGCCTCCTGTTCCCACGGCTGTGGTGCGAGTCAGGGCTACTTCAACGCCCACTACGCCGGTCACTGCGGTATCAGTGTCTACATAGGCAAAGATCGAGGTAATCCGAACGATCTTCCCTGAGCCGGTAGCGTTAAAGAGGTCTGCGAAGACCTTGTTCGCACCCACTGCCTGAGAAGGAATCATGCAGCGATACCGCGCCTGTGAGCCGATCAGTTGGCCGGTCTCATCGGCGACCATGACCACCTGGTGTTCCTTGCCGCTGACCAGATGGGTAGCGATGGTAGCCCCGGTGCCTGGGGTAACAGTGACTGAATCATTAGCCAGAGACATGGTTAGCTCCCACTCGGCAGGGTCAGGTCATAGGTGAACTCGATGGAGTCCCCGTTGATCACGTTGATGGCTGCGAACACCGAACGGTCCAGCAACGTGCCAGACGTGGAGGCTGAGAAGATGCCATGCTCAGTGACAGCAAAGGTGCCACCGTAGGAGATGGTGCCTACAGTGCGGTAGATGTTGGCCGATGCACCTTCGATCTTGGTGCCGTTGGTGCGAGAGCCGATTTCCGTCACCAAGGTAGTCTGGCCGACAGCCTCAGCGGTGGTGCCCGTACCGGAGCCATGGAAGCTGAATACGCTGGCCGTCTGCAGGCCTTGAAGAACATCCACAAGATAGTTCACACCGGCATCGGTGACCACCTTGGTTGACACCAAGCCAAGCTCCTCACGGGAACCTGAGGCACTCACCTTGGTCACGTAGAGACGACCCACGGGGGTCACATCGCCAATCCAGGGAGCACTCACAGCAGCAGCGACCACACGGGCCTTGAGCTTGATCTCTTCCCAGAGGCCACGAAGTTTATATTTGAATTTCATTGTGTTCTACCACGGGGGGCAGTGCCCTTAATAATTTGACGATGAAGTTTCCAAGCGCGGAACTTCTGGAAAATCTTGCGGAGGAACCCCATGATCACACCATCTTTGTAATGTTCATGGCACCAGTCACAGCACCGTCCTGAATGACGGCAATGTGGGTTGCACCGTCAGGCACAACGAACAGTTCTGCTCCGATGGGGAACATCACGTCCGACCCTGAGGCAGTCACTGTGCTGGTCCCGAAGGCGAAGTATCCCTTGGCATTGGAGGCCAGACGGACAATGTCAGCGCCAGCCGGAAGGGCCACACGGTTGGAGGACACACCAATCGACACGTTGGCCGTGGTGGACGGGGTCATCGCTTGGACAGCATTGCCCGAGGAGTCCCGTACCAGACTGGCGCTGGTGTTCCCGTTGATCGCGTTGTACTGGACCTCCACAGTCGAACCGATGGGAGGCGCTGGGCTCAGGATCACGAAGCTCTCAGTTTCCTGAGTGATCGTGGCGGGTGATCCGTTGACAAGAACAACGACACTGCCGCGCCTGGAAGGGAGACTATACTTGGTAGTTACCCCGTCACCAGAATAAGATATGGAAGCCATAGTTGAAATATTTAAAAAAAAGGGCCACCCTAAATGAATAGAGTGACCCTTGTTGTAGCTGATTAGGCGGTCTTCAGTTCGACAGCGCAGGCAGGACGGATGACGCCGTGGCCCATTGCGTACTTGGCGACCATCAGGGTGCCCTGACGGCGGATGTCGTACTCGGATTCCATGGCGAGATCCATCAACTTGACGGTGCCAACGGCTTCCTTAGAGGCAACCACGCCAACCGTGTTGGTGAACGTACCGGCATACTTGTTGCCCGTACCAGCTTCCACAGTGCCACCAGCGATGGTAGCGCCAAACGGAGCATGGTTCGTCTTGACGATCTCGATGCCAGCCACGCGCAGAACGGTGCCGTCAGCATAGGCACCAGCACCACCCCAATCCTTGTTCATGATCTTGGTGTTCTGGGCCAGACGGTAGTAGGCCGAAGGGCTAAGGTAGGCGCAACGGCCATCTTCCGAGACATTGTTCTCGTCCAGCTTCTGGGCGGCAGCGAACAGTGCGGCCACCAGGGCTTCACCAGTCGTGTCCGACACCAGCGTGGCCGAGGTCACAGAGCCACCACCGGGTTCGCCGGTCACGGGAGCGGCGCCACGGGCAGCCAGGATGGCAAGCTGCAGAAGCTGCTTGTCCTTGGCATAAGCCAGGGCACGGCCAATTTCGGTGCTGTACGGAGCACGAACGTCGTAGTGGTTCATGGCCTCATCGATGTTCGCCAGGAAAGCGGTCGAGATCAGGAGGTCATCAATGGTCACAACGATCTCGTTATGCGGGACCGAGCTACCCAGAATCTCACCACCAGGGGTGTGATAGGCAGCAGAGATCTTGCCGAGGATCGGGAACTGGGCCGACTTGCCCGAAGCGATAGAACGCTCCATGAAACGGCCACCAGTAACGTTCGACTCTTCAAAAGCAGTCAGAACTTCACCAGCGAAAACTTTAAGAAACAGGGCCTTGACATCACCAGCGGTGTTTGCCTGACCTAAACGGCTAGGAGTAGCGTTCGACATAATATAAAACCTCAGTGTAGAGTTAAAGAAAGTTGGTGCAACCTCCTAGAACCCGACACACATTTACGCAGTAGTTGTCTCCGCAGAGGCTATGGCAGCAGTGAATCAGTTCTTAGAATTGCAAATCCACCGCAAATAATGCAGTGTGGAACATCTTAAATACTACAGAAAGGTGCCGGTCTCTTCCCGGCTGTCAGACGTCTTTCCGTGACGACAACGTTCCTAAGGTAGTAGGATCTATTAGTCCTTTGAGAAAATCCCAACCAGACCAGCAAGGCCAGTGCCTGCGGTCACGATGGGGGTAATCATCTCAGGAGCGATGCCAACACCAAGAGATGTCAGCAGCAATATAAAGCCTCTCCAAGTAGACGCTTCTTGGAGGCGTTCAATAACGTATTTCATAGTTGTCCTTAGATTACATTTGATCGTGCCAACTTGGACTGGACCTTTGCACGGAATGCAGGGTCTGCCTTGTACAGCGGATCTTTCATGGCAGCGGTAACCTGCGCCATGGATTCATATACATCACCAGTACTGCCCGCACTCTGGCCACCCAAGAGACGCTTAGGGTCTGACCCATTCGCCCTCTCGAACTTGGCCCCGAGGCCCAGAGCAGCCAGCTTGGCCTGATCCGCATTACCCGAGGACACTGCAGCGTTGTACGCAGCGATCTCCTGAGGGGTCAGGCTGGCCTTGGCCCAGGCGGTGATCTCAGAATACTTCTCTGCGCCACCTACCTCAGACATGATGTCAGTCTCGAATCGAGCTGCTACTGCACGTTGGCCGTCAATGTACTGGTCAACGATCTGGCGGGAGTAACCTGCCTTGCTCAGCTTCTCATAGCTCTCTGCGGACAGCTCACCTCTCTGGGCGAACTCAGAGGAGAAGTCCTGGAGATCCAGGCCCTTGTCTGCCAGAGCAGCCTGTGGATCAGCGGGAGGCGTAACTGCAGGATCTACCGCAGGAGGATCGGCAGGCTTAGCCTTGCCCAGCTTGGACTCCAGTTCGGCGTAGGCCTTGGCCATATCCTCAGGAGACTTGAACTTCTCCGGGAGCCACTGGGGGCGATCCTCAGGGGGAGTACCTTCAGTTCCCTCGATGGGAGGATTGGAGGCCGCATCGACCTTATCAATCATCTTCTGATCATGATCCTCCGGGGCAGCCGGGGGAGTACTCTGAATAACTACAGTATCAACCATTGGTTTCCTATTAGTAGTCCGTCAAAATAACGCCGTTGGCAAATACGCGAACGGCTCTTGCTTTAGGATCTACTGTAAATTTGATCTTCTCTGCACCCTCACCAAAATACTCGATCTTGGGACCCCCAGAATCCTTAGGAATCTTAGGGGGTTTAGGGGCAGCACTAGCTGGGTTAGCGTTAGCCACCAGGTGCTCCTTGTGTTTGTTGTGCTTGGTTAGCCATGTTCTGCTTCAGCAAGGCTCCGCCTTGATTGATCACTGGGGTCATGGCCTGCTGCATCATTGCCATCTGTTGGGCCTGCTGCTGTTCTGCTTGGAGCTGTTCAGCGGACTTCACAAGGCCCTTCATGTCGATACCGAGAGAGGTGCCAAGACGCTTCAAAGCATCCTCACGATTGATCTCGGGGGGCAGGTTGGCCATCAGTGCAGCAGCCTGGAAGAACGCCTGCAACTTGGTCATGTCATTGCCACGTCCAAGGGCCTCAATGCCAGTCACGATGACAGGCCTGACGGTACCCTTAGGCAGCACCGGCATCTTCTTCTTGCGCTCCATGGAGAACATGATGCGGGTGACCATCGGCAACTGCATTTCCTGCGAGAGGATCGAGTAGATACCACCAAGAGCTGCTTCCAACTCGTTGGCCATGTATCGGATCTCTTCGGCAGTCACTCGATCACCGCCACGCTGAATTGAAGAGTTCAACAGGAAGGCAAAGGCAAGGCGTTCCTCGATACGGGTTGCTGTCTCCAGAGCCACACGGAAGTCGTTAAACTTGTTGAGCTGGAGGACAGTCACATCCTGATCGTTTCCTTCAATGATGGCACCGTTGGCAGCTTCAGCAATGCTCTGTTGGCTGGTGGTCCCATTAGGGTTGACCATGAACAGAACCTTGGCTGCAGCGGCAGAGCCTTCAACGATGGATTGGGACAGACCTTCGAGAGACTTAATGTCACCGAGGTATTCTTCCACATAGGATCGGCCATAGTTCTCACCGTCCACCTTAGTGAACCGCACGGGAATCCATGGAGACTTGTCCTTGGGGTAGGTGCCTTCAGAGCCGGGAACAACAGCACCTTTGATCTCTTGATAGACCTTCCACTTACCGTCTTCGAGATGTACGTGGGTGTACAAATCCACGTCCTGTTTACCGGCACTCTTCTTCTCTTGGCCATCCTCCCCCTCGAACATCTCACGGATGTCCTTGGGAAGTGCGTCTTCTGCAATGCACTCTTTGACCAGCAGGTCCAGTACGTTGCCCATAGGGTCACGTCGAACCACATACTTCTCAAGGGGGAACACTCGCATACCCCCCTCATCGGGGAGATACAGAAGGGCGTTACCACCAACCAAGAGATGCTTCATGGCTTCAAAGCCAGACACCCGGATTGCACCGGATTCGATCTCGGACTGGACGGAGCGTTCAATCTTGTTCAGGCCTTCCTCGACATCGGCCCTCATGCCTTCCTGCTGTGTCATCTGTTCCAGAGTGAAGTCATCAATCTGGAGGCGGAAGAACGGGGAGTTGGGAGGGAGAAGGGCGAGGAGGAGCTTAGAGGCCAGGTTGTTCACCCCGCGGGCACCAATGCCCTGATATGGAGTGTAATACTTGGTACCGCTGGAGTGCCCATCAGGGGGAATAAGGGTGGGGATTGTGTACTTGGAACAGTCCCTGGCGCGGTCCAAGAAACTCTGGCGGTCATCTGTTGAGAGCCGCTCGTATAGACTGGCTGCCGATACCTTCTGCTCGTTTTCGTTCTTCTCGTCCATTGACTTCCTTAAGAGGGAATGTTCAGGCCGCTACCAGACGAGCCGGTGTCGGACAGAGTGCGATCAATGCGAAGAGCACCACGACCACGGTTAGCCGCCAGCAAGCCAGCATCCGCTCGATTGCTTCCTTCTGCAGGAGCCACAGTCGCCAACGGAGATACAGGAATTGCAGGAGCTGGGGGCGGAAGTGGGGGAGGAGCTTTAGGGGGGGAAAGACACATAATTCATTTCTCTAAAATGTTCTGGTTCTGTAAATCGAACTGGTGTCGGAGAAGGCGAATAACCCGAACCTCTCCCTGTCTTTGCAGATACTGGTCAATAGTAGTACCGTTATCAGGCATTCTGTCAGGAAATCGTTTCTCCAACTCCGTGAGTAATTCTTTATCTACTAAAGGAAACCTTAAGTTATCCATAGTCTTCCAATTGGGCAACCATTAAATGCCAACCTTATCGAACGCTTTGACCCACATGGCGCATATATCGCTTCTTACAATATCGTCCACAGTGAACTCAATGTGAGGGACAGGCAGGGACTGTTTCTGGATCATCTTCAGGACAGTGAGCAACCCGGAGTCAGCCTTGAGGTCAGACTGCTTGATGTCTCCGTTGATCACCACCTGACTTTCATCTCCGATCCGGGTGAGGAACATCTTCATTTCTGAAGGGGTAGTGTTCTGTGCCTCATCGAGGATAACGAAAGCGTTGTGAAAGGTTCGCCCCCGCATGACCTCAAAGGGGACGATGTCAATGGAACGCTTCTTGGTCGAGGTCTCAAAGGCCCCAGGACCCAGGTGCTGCTCGATGACATCGGTGAAGGGGATCACCCAGGGGGCCATCTTCTCCTCCATGGTGCCAGGGAAGAACCCCAGCGATCTACCTGACGGGACGTTGGGACGGGTCAGGATGATCCTCTCGACCTTCCCCGCAGCAAACAGCCGGGCAGCCCAGGATGCGGCGATGTAGGTCTTGCCCGTTCCTGCGCTGCCTGTGACGATCACCTGTGGGGAACTCTTGAGAGCCTCCATGTAGGCAGCCTGTTTGTCGTTCTTAGGGAGAAGAGGGATTGAGCCCGTCGTCTCCTTTGCACGGTACTTACTGTTTCGTTTGGTAGTCATTTAGTCGTTGGCCCAGACATCCGCCCAAGATCCGCTCAGTGCACCCTTGGCATATTCTGTAGCTCTGTTCTCAAAGAAGTTAGTGTGCTCAACGCCATTCAAGATCCAATCCAACCATGGAAGGGGATTGTCCTTGACCTTAAAGTTCCCTCGCAGGCCCAGCGAAATCAGACGCCGGTCAGCTACGTAGCGGATATATTGCTTCACCTCTTCAGGGGTGAGGCCTTGAATACCTCCTTGTTCAAAGGCCAGATCAATGAAGTTGTCTTCCAACCGGACCATCTCCCGGGCGATATCATAGATGTCCTTCTTGAATTCGTCGGTGACAACTTCAGGATGCTCATCCACAAATGCTCGGAACAGCTTGATCATCCCCTCCACATGCAGGGACTCATCACGGATCGACCAAGTGACGATCTGTGACATCCCCTTCATCCGGTTGAACCGGGAGAAGTTCAGTAGGATGACGAAGGAGGAGAAGAGCTGGAGGCCCTCACCAAAGGCACTGTAGGTAGCCAGCGTCTTGGCGATCTTGGACTTGTCTGAACCCTTGGTGTCGAAGCCAGCGAAGTAGTCATGCTTCTCTGCCATCTCCTTGTAAGCAGTGAAAGCGGCGTACTCAGCCTCAGGCATCCCCACCGTATCCAGAAGGAGGCTGTAGGCGTGAGCATGAACAGCTTCCATGGCGGCAAAGGAGGTCAGCATCATGCGGACTTCTGGGGGTTGGAATACAG